AATACCGCCTTTTTAAATATTAAAACAAAAAAGGAGGGAAACAAAAGTTGGGTAGAAAGGGAGAAATGCCAGAGAGCTTTAAAGATGGAAAAATAGATAAATATAATTTCAGAAACAGAACACCCGAAGAAATGCAGGAGATAGTAAGAAAATCTCATGAGAAGAAAAAAGAAAACAATAGAAAGAAAATGGAACTACAAAATTGCATGAGAAGTATTCTTGATTTAGGTGTACAATCTGAAAAACAAAGGAAAGTTTTAAAGTCATTTGGCATAACAGATAAGAAGATAACAAATAAAGTGTTGTTGATGGTATCTTTGTATATGAAAGGTGTTAAAGGTGATGTGCAGGCAATTAGAGAGATTGTGAATATGATGGACAGGTTGGACATTCTAGAGGATACAGGAAATATTACACAGGGTATCAATATCAATCTCGTTCCTGTGCAAAGTAATACAGAACAAGAACAGCAAGAATTATCAGATGAGGATGCATACTGGGATTTAGAGGATGAATCAGAAGATTGGGGAGAAGATATTTACAAACCATGAAAACAAAACAAAAGGATAGTAAAAAGAAAGAACCAAAAGTATTATGGATTGCGGCAACACCAGATAGGTATGAGTTCCCGATATGTGTTTGTGATAGTCAGAAAGACCTTGTAGAGCGTTTAGGAACTACAGTAAGCAATATATCCCATCTGGCAGAAAGAAAGCGTAGAAGTAATCGTAGTAAGTATTATATATATAAAGTGAGGAATGTGTGATGATATGCAACGTATATAATTCATTGAGTATTCGACAAAAGCCAAACAGGAAAGGTAAGGTTTTAGGAACAGTACCGATGAATAAAGTAGTTAATATTGTTGGTAAAAAATATGTGTGGGATAAAAACATTCCGTATGTAAAAGTACAGTATTGTAACATTACAGGATATGTAAATGCCAAGTATGTTAAAGGACTTGTGCTGAAGAAAAAACAAAAGAAAAATAAAAAATATCCGTGGGTAGCTGTATTAAGTAATGGGAAACAAAACAAAAGAATCAAAGTAGTAAAACAATATAGTTTTGGAGAGTATATATCAAAACATGGTTGTTCCATTGCCGCTATTGTAGAAGCATTAGAGATTTATGGAATAAATAAAAGTCCATACGAAATAAATAAATATTGCAGAAGTCATTACAAGTTTAATGGCAGTAAGGTAGCAATTCATGGAGCATATAAAACAGTAAAGGCAATATCAAAGAAGAAACCTGTTTATCATGATGTAAAACAAAACAATAAAACAAACATTAGAAAAGTAATCAAAGAATCTTTAAAGGCAGGAAAAAAAGTAGTGATTGAACAAAAGAATCCAATCCATACCTATGTTGCTTTAGGGTTTGCCCTTAATGGTAAAATAGTAATCGCAACAAGTGGACAGCTTAAAGAAGTATCACTTGCATGGATTATGAAAACAATAAACACAGGTGATGGTTCAAAAGCAGATTATTTTAAAGGTTCAAAAGCAGATGCAGGTATTTTTGTTATTTAGTCAAATAGGGTTGTAGAAGCATTCTAAGACATAAGGGTATAAATGCCCTGTAAAAATATATAGAATGTCTATATGAGCCTATATGAAGCCTAGAAAGGTGGTCTAATATGTTTGTAATTAATATAAATTGTAATAATTGCGGCAATAAGAATAATTGTATGTATAAAGATAGAACAAAAGAATTAAAACAAATCTTAGAAAAGCAATATGATAAAAACAAATATTATAATTTGGGTGGTTATATAAAGTGTGCATTTTATGTATCAGAATAATATAATATATAAATATATTTAATATAATATATATAAACAAACATTTTTAGAACGAAACAACAAAACATAACAGAAAGGAAATAAAACAATATGGAAAACAAAGAACTAAACATAACATATAGACCAATAAAAGAATTAAAACCATATAAGAAAAATGCAAAGAAACATAACAAAGAACAAGTAGAGCAAATAGCCAATAGTATCAAAGAATTTGGTTTTACACAGCCTGTTATAATTGATAAACACGATTGTGTGGTAGCAGGACATGGAAGAATATTAGGAGCAAAGAAAGCAGGATTAAAACAAGTACCTACTGTATGTCTAGATGAATTAACAGAAGAACAAATAAAAGCATATAGGTTGGTAGATAACAAACTGAATGAAAGCGAATGGGATACAGAACTATTAAAACAATCATTAGATGAAATCATAGAAATGGATATGGAAGCTTTTGGTTTTGAATTAGAAGTGATGGAAGATGAAATGATGGAGGTAGAACCAGAAGTACCTTTTACCGAAGTGTTAAATGAGGAAAACAATTATATTGTTTTAAAGTTTAATAATAAGATAGATTGGTTAAATGCACTGGGAGTGTTTGGTATTGAGAAGGTACAGGCATATCCTACAAAGAAGAATGGTAATAAAAAATCATTTGGTACAAGGGCAGGTGTAGGAAGGGTGCTAGACGGTCAGCAAGCTTTAGAAAGGGTGCAAGGTAATGAAATATAATGGGAAAGAAATTGTTGTGGTTTGTCCGTCATATAAACGGTATAAGGTGGAGACATTAGCGTATATACCATTTTGCAAAGTATATGTTGCACCAGAAGAGTATGAGAGTTATATAGACTATAATCCTAGACATGAAGAAAACATTGTTAAGTGTCCAGAAGGAATACAGGGAAATGTCAGCAGGGTAAGAAATTATATATTAGATACAGAATTTGAGAATGGTGCGGATATTGTTTGCATTGTTGATGATGATTTAAAAGCAATAGAACATTTTGAAATGTCAGAAGATGGCTCATACGCATATGAGAAAGTAAAAGTAAAACAAAACGATTTGTTAGACTTCATTTATCGTTATTCTTTGCTATGTAAGGAATGGGGATTTAAAATGTGGGGAGTTAACATAAACAGTGATACAATGTCTTACAGGCAGTATACCCCATTTAGTACAAACAGTGTTGTTCTTGGGCCTTTTGGTGTATTTCTTAAAGGTATGAAGTGTAGGTATGATGAAACATTACCATTAAAAGAAGACTATGATATGTTTATACAGAATTGCAATGAATATAGAGGAGTATTGAGATTAAACAAATATCATTATGTATGTAGACAATCAGAGCAAAAAGGTGGTTGTGCTATGTATCGTAGCATGGAAAGGGAAAAAGAACAGTTTGAAAAATTAAGAAATAAGTGGGGGAATGATATAGTTAAATTGGATAAGTCAAACAAAGGAAGGTCAAAGAAGAAAAAGAAATATATTGATTATAACCCGATAATAAAAATACCAATAAGAGGAATTTAGATATGGATGAATGGGATAAATTAGAACAAAGATATGAACTAAAAGGAAACTATAAGATGCATGATGAAAATAAAAATGCATTATTGAACAATTATGTTGTTCCGCCATTTAGTGTGTTAGATACAAAAGCTGGATATTGGCAGGATAGAAAAAAACAGTTACTTGATTATGTTGGGGATAGCACAAAAGGAAGATGTGTTGAAACAATTAGTAGTAACCTTACTGGAATGAATAGTATAAGTATGTTTGACCCAGTATTGTGTGAAATTATGTATAAGTGGTACTGTCCAAAAGGTGGGAAAATTATTGATTGTTTTGCAGGTGGAGCAGTAAGAGGTCTGATGGCATATAAGTTTGGCTATAATTATACTGGCATAGATTTAAGTAGAAAACAAATAGAAGAAAATGTGAAAAGAGCGAAACAATTAAGAATAAAACCGAACAATGGATTGGTTTGGAAATGTGATGATAGTCTTAACATTGACAAATACGCAGAGGATGATAGTTTCGATTTGTTGTTTACTTGCCCACCCTATTTTAATTTGGAAGTATATAGCAATGATAACAGAGACATAAGTAATATGAACATTGTTGAGTTTGAGAAAACTTATAAAATGATATTACAAAAGACTGTAAATAAATTAAAGAATAACAGATTTGCGGTAATTGTTGTTGGCAATGTAAGAAATGAAGATGGAGTGTATATTGACCTTGTAGGTATGACAAATAAAATAATGGAACAGTGTGGTTGTGGTTTATACAATGATTGTGTGTTATTAGAAGCACTAGGTTCTGCACCAATAAGAGCAAGCAGAATGTTTGGAAGTTATAGAAAACAGGTACATGTTCACCAGAATGTACTAATATATTATAAGGGAGTACCAAACAAAAAAAATTTGAAAAAATTTATGAGTTTAGTTGAAAGATAGCAAACAGTAGGGTAATGTGTAGTCATGAACAGGAATACAGAAAACATTTGGAAAGATTTAGGCACTCATTTAGAGTGCCTATTTTTATGTAAATAAATATAAAACAAATTACTAAAAAGGTATTGACATATTAATATATTATGTTATAATAAATATAAGTTAATAAGAGAGAACAAAAACAAAAGGAGTATAAGAACAATGATGAAATTTAAGAAAGACAAATTAATTAATGGATTATGGACAACAGAAAATGGAACTTATGTTATAGAAAAAGATATTGAGTTCGGTAAATATTATTTATATGTAAATGGAACACAATATGCAGAAGCTAAAACATTAAAGACAGCTAAGAAGTATGCAGAAGAACATTATAACAAATAAATTTAAAAAAGTTGTTGACAAAACAAAATGTTTGTTGNAATAAATTTAAAAAAGTTGTTGACAGAATAAAGAGTAGATGTTATAATAAAGTTACAAAGTTGATAGAGAAAACAAAAAGAGAGGTAAACAAAATGAAGAGAACAAATGTAGAAATCGCAAGGATGGTAGAGAGTAAAGGATATAGCTTCACAGAAGCATTAGAATCAATTGATGCAGGAAGAACACCAAAGGATGAAAAGAAAGAAATTACACAAGAAGAAATTAATGAAATGGTAGAAGCTATTTGTTCAAGTTTTGAAATTGATGTGGAGGAATAAAAACATGGTGATTAATGATTTAATGGATTTAATAAAAAAGCTGTTTAATGATGATTATGCAAACATAGTTATAATTGATTCAAGCAATAGAGAAATGCATGAAGCAGAAAGACTAACGGTTAAGGAATTGAAAAAATATGATGTAAATAAAATAGATAATATATCAGCAGAAGATGATAAAATATATATTTGTTTTTAATGATAGAAGGAGTTTAGGATGATGGTAGAAAAGTGTTATAAAAAGATTTATAAAGAGTTAGTAGATGAGTGTGGACAACCTATAACAGTAAGGGATTATGAAACATGGGAGGATGTAAGAGCATATGGAACATATCAGTTTGGCAATGAAGATGATATGTTGTGGACATATGATGGCAAGTTATATAGATTGTGTTTTAGAGAATTGTCACAAGAAGCACAAGAAATAATACTTGAAAATAAAAAGTCAAGTATTTGGTAGGAGGAATAGAAAATGGATATAGAAGAAAGAATGTGTAGGTATCCAGAGTATTTTACTAAACAAGGTAAATACATTTGGGAGAATGGTCTGGAAGGGCAGGTAGAAGATGTAATGGAGAAAATGCCATGTAGTAGAGAAATAGCAATCGAATATGTTTATTTGATGAATAGAGCATTTAATGGAATTGATTAAATAAATTAAATTAATGGCTGACATAATCTAATAAATGTGTTATGATTATATTGTAATCGAAGTAATCGTAATCTTCACCTTGTCGGTTGTATAGGCTAAACCGTCATAATGGGTATTAGCCAAGCGGTAAGGCATAGGACTTTGACTCCTAGATACGTTGGTTCAAATCCAACATACCCAGTAAGGAAAGTTAGCTCAGATGGTAGTAGCACTCGGCTCATAACCGATAGGTCATAGGTTCGATTCCTATACTTTCCATTTGTAACAAATAAATAAAACATTAATCAAGAAAGGAAACAAAGAAATGGAAGAAAACAAAAACAGAGAAGAAAGAGCAGAACAGGAAACAAAACAAACAAAGGAAGATGAAATTATTAAAAAACTTAATGCGATTCAGATTCAGAATGGTATTATAATGTCAACAATAGGAGAGGTAGTATTTATCCTGTTAGATAAAAGAAAGGAATTTAATTTGACCATTGGTCATGTTGCAAGTTTAGATGGTTGCATTTCATCTATTTCAACAGCATTAAAAAAGATAGAGATAGATACAGGAATGTGTACAGAGGAAAAAATGAAACAAAGAGATAAAGAAGCAAGTGATATTTTAGATATGATTTTAGATTTATTAAAATAATGCCTTGACAAAATAAAATAATATGATATACTATTAATAGACAGAAAGCAATGTAGTAGGTGCGAATATAAAGTATCATTACATTGCTTTTTGTACTATGTAGAGGTAGGTAGAGAACAAAGATGGATATTGATGTAAAAATATCAGAAAGGTTTTCATCCTACATCATGGACTGGGATTATGAAAAGTATTTAGTAATTGGCGGCTATGGTAGTGGCAAGAGTCAAGCAACAGCACAGAAGATAGTGTTAAAATTATTACAAGAAAAACGTACTTGTTTGGTTGTAAGAAATGTATTTACAACGATAAAAGATTCTTGTTTTGAAATATTAAAACAAATTGTTAGCGATATGGATTTGTTATCGTTTAAAGACAAAGACAGAAACAAAATAGTGTTTGTTAAGTCTCCAATGGAGGTACGTTTTCCAAATGGTAGCAGAATCATATTCAGAGGAATGGACAATACAGAGAAGATAAAGTCCATACACGGGGTTTCTATCGTTTGGATGGAAGAATGCTCAGAGTTAAATTACAAAGCCTATACAGAGATATTAGGACGTGTTAGACAGCCTAATATGACATTGCATTTTATATTAACGTGTAACCCTGTAGGAAGGGAAAACTGGGTGTATGATTTATTTTTTACACATACAGAAAAGAAGGAAGACAAGATTATTAAGAAGATTATACAGGATGAAGAAGAGTTATATAGACGTAAGACATTAGTAAACAAAAAGAATGGTGTTTATTATCATCATAGTACAGTTGATGATAACCCATTCTTGCCGCAATCATATATAGACAATCTGGAGGAATTAAAGTATATTGATGAATCATTGTACCAAGTAGCCAGATTTGGTAAGTTTGGAGCAAACGGAACAAAAGTGTTACCGAATTTTACAGTTGCTACAAATGCAAAAGAATTTAAGGCAGTTGTACATAGGATTCCATCAAAATTTCATTTCTTTGGTTTTGACTTTGGTTTTGAAACATCATTTAATGCACTTATTTCTTGTTGCGTTGATGATGCAGAAAAGGTTTTGTATATTTATGATGAAGTATATATGAACAACATAACTGATGATAAGTTTTCCAAAAGGGATGATGTACAAAAGGTAAAAGAGAGGTCTATCGCATTAGATAAACCGATTATATGTGATAGTGCAGAGCCTAAAACAATTCAGTATTATAGACAAGAGGGCTTTTATGTTAAGAAGTGCAAAAAGTACATTGGTAGTAGATTACAGAACACAAAGAAAATAAAGAGATTTAAAAAGATTGTTTGTTCGCCTCGTTGTGTAAATACAATCATAGAGTTAAAAGATTTAGTTTATGCAAAGGATACAAAGGATGAACCAATATACGACCAATTTAATATAGATAGTCATGTTTTATCGTCTTTGTGGTATGCATTAGATAATTATACCGTAGCAGATATAAAAGAACAAAAAACAAATAGTAGAGCAGGATAAGGTTTAATGTGAAATGTGGAAAGGAGAGCAGAGAAAATGAACAATAGCAAGTGGAATAAAAAAGGAGGTAATATAATATGAAAGATGTGCAACAAAAAAATTGTTCTGCTGGTATACAAACCGTGTTTACTATGCAATTAAGACGTAGCCAGTTTTTGGTTAAGAATTTTACAAATAATCAAATCACAGTAAAGCTTGGAGACAATGAATCTTACAGTATAATTGGTGCAGGAAGTTGGGAGCGTGTATTTAATAACATAGAAGATAGAAAAAGTGGAACAAGTGAAGCAACAAACATTGTTAAGGTCACAGCGGTAGAAGAAGGACTTGTTGAAGTTGCAAGTGTTGATTTTTAGGCAGTGTGATAGTATGATTAAAAATAATAGAAATAATGAACAAATATATGGTCGTAACGATATGATAATGTTAGACCCGAATAACAAAATTTATGGTAGTCTTGGGATTGCTGACAATTATGTTATGAAAACAGAAGAGGGAACAAGATTGACATTAAACAATCCAAAGTTAGGTAGTTTTGATGATGTGCTAACAGAATTTAATATTTATGGCATGAGTAAACAGGAAAGTACGACAGGGGCAAATCTAATAGATATTGACAATATGTTGAATGAATGTTTAGTAAAGAATGCTGATGATACATACAGTATTTTAAAAACAGAAACCAATAGATTTTCAAAAAAATTTCCAATAAATTTGAAAGCAGGTACAGCGGTAAGGTTTGATGCAGATGTTATTGAATATAATGGTACATATAGTATAAAATTACAAGTCGATTTTGGTGGAGGTCAACAAGTGTCGAAAGGAGGATTAATCTTTTTAAAAAATGATGTAACAGGAGTGACTATATATCAAGATAGTAACAATGATGTTGGAACGTATACCAAGTTTAAAAATGCAATTTTAAGTGTTGGTGAAGCAAAAGTACCATATGAACCATACACTGGGGGTAAGCCATCACCGTCACTAGAATATCCACAGGAGATTAAGAGTGTTGTGAATCCTACAGTTAAAGTAACAAATGAAGATGGAACACAATTTGAAACTGCAAATCTTACATACATGCTCAACGCCATCCCGGTAGCATCTGGAGGAAATGTAACGATTGATGGTCAGCAGTGGGTGTGTGACGAGGTGGATTTGGAGAGAGGGGTGAAGGTGCAGAGGGTAAAGAGTGTCGACATATCCTCGCTGGACAAATCTTTTTGGATATTTCGTAATGACATTGACGCTAATGTATCTGCGACGAGATATGCAAACAAAGCGGTCACAATAGATTTCAGAAATAGCGCACCTGCTATGAGTAACATACTCCCAGCGGGCGTAGGCAATGATGTAAATATATTTAGGCTTGTGGCTACTCCCTTATATTTATATCAATTCAATCTGGACTCTTCTAAATTTCCTACCGTTAAATCATGGGTTGAATACTTGGAAGCTAATACTGTGCTCATTATATATGCTCTCGCCACTCCCATCGAAACTCCGCTCACCCCTGCTGAAATTGCCGCCTTTAGTGCATTTACAACATATTATCCAGTAACTATTGTTGAGAATAACTATAATACATGGATGAAAGCAACATATAAGTCTATAGAATCAGTTTAAAGGTGGTGATTGTGTAGAATAAACGAAGGATGGAAAGAATTAAGTGAAGAAGAATTAAAGAAGGAGTAGAAATGATATTTAAGAATAGTAAATTATTTGAATTAAAAAGAGTAAAGGATGTACAAGAGCAGAGTGTAAAAGGTGTACACGATGATTATATGATAGGTTTATACAATGGTTTAGAGTTAGCCGTTGCAATTATGGAAAATAGAAAACCTGTATATTTGTCTTGTATAAAAGAGCCAGAACAAATTGAGAATGTAGAAAAACAAGAGGCAGGGAGAACTTGTTATAATGGTATTATTGTAAGGAAGGAAGTTAAGTGATTAAACTTGACAAAACATAATATTAAGTTCTTTTGTATATAAGGTCTGTAAATTTTTATATATAATAGAGGTGTTTATATGATTGATAGTAGTCTTGCTATTGGATATGGTGTAGTTGCATTGACAGCAATAGTTGGTTTATTCACAACATTGTATAAGCCATTAAATGAAAATACAAAACAAATGACAGAACTAATAGTTAAGATGGGAAAGCTCACAGAAGAATTAGAGAAACAAAACAGAGACTTTGAAGAATATAAAAAACACGTTAGTAAATCACAGCAAAAACAATGGGATGAAATAAACATGCATGGAAAGGAAATCATAGAGTTAAAACATGATTTTGAAATGTGCAGACAAGAAAATGGAAAGGAGAATGAGCATAATGTTTAAGAATTGTGTATTTAAACCAGATGTGAATACAATTAAGTGGTGTAAGGCAACAGGAGTTAGAGCAATTAAAACAATGGCACAAACAGCAGTTGGCGTTATTGGTGCAGGAACGGTAATTAGTTCTGTAGACTGGAAAATGGTGGTATCCGCCAGTGTTGTAGCAGGTGTTGTGAGCGTTTTAACAAGTATTGCAGGTATTCCAGAAGTAGGTGTTAATGATGAAAACATTTAGAGCAAATGGCGAAGGAATGAAAATTGTAAAAAAGTTTGAAGGATGCCAGTTAAAAGCTTATAGGGATGAAGTAGGAGTTTGGACTATTGGGTATGGTATCACAAATTCTGATAGGAGTATTACAGGCAGAATAATCAAAAGAGGTATGAAAATAACAAAAGATACCGCTAACAAATGGCTTTTAGAATCTTTAAGAAAGAAATATTCGCCTTTAGTCAATAGATATGATAACATTTATCATTGGAATCAAAATGAGTTTGAAGCACTTGTGTCTTTTTGTTTTAACATTGGAAGTATTAAAACATTAACGGCAAATGGAACAAGAACAAAGAAGCAAATTGCAGAGAAAATGTTATCTTATAATAAGGCAGGTGGAAGGGTTTACAGAGGTCTTACAAGACGTAGAAAAGCCGAAAGAGCATTATTCTTAAAGGCAGTAGAACCAACTACCTATAAGGATGTATTTCCTGTATTGCCGCCAAGAGGATATTTCCAAGTTGGTGATGGATATAAAACATATACAGAATACCCAACACAGATTAAAAGAGTACAAGAATTGCTTAATTGGTTAGTAGATGCCGATTTGAAGATTGATGGTAAATATGGAGAAAGCACAGCAAAAGCAGAAGAGAAAGCGCAGAGATTGTTTAAATTAACCGTAAATGGTAAGTTTGGAAATGCAACATTAAATAAAGCAAAGAAATACAAAAAATAGCAATTAGCACCCTTTGGGGTGCTATTGTAGTATATGGATATAAAAGGAGTAGTAAAGAATGAATATTGATGTAATAGGATTAGAAAAACAAAAGTCAAATGATTGTTTGATTGCCGCTAAAACATTCCCATATTTTATTTTTGGGAATTTTATTAAAGGAGATAGAGGGAACATTTATAGAAATGAGGTCTATGAGTTAATACAATATTTCTTAGATTATCAGTGTGGGGCAGATTTCAAGCCAGAGGGGACAAAGGGAGATTATATCCCATCAAATTATAAATTTAAAAAGATAAAAACATTAATTGATAAAGAAGCAAGATTCATGTTTTCGCAACAGCCAGAAATCAAGGTAAAAGCAAGGTTGATAGATGATAAGAGTTTACAGGATGTTGAGTATCTGCAAACAGTAGTAAATGAAGTGTTAAAGAATAGTGGTTTCTCAAATCTTTTGTTACAAAGTGCAAAGGATTGTTTTGTTGCTAAAAGGGTAGCCGCATTGGTAGACTATTCAGAAGAGGACGGAATTGCAATTCATTTTTATAATAGTCTGCAATTTTATTATGAATATCAGTATGGAACAAATAAGTTAATCAAATTTGTTTCGTTTGAATGTGTTGAACAGGATATAACAGTGGGAGGTTCATTGTATTTGGTGAATGAATATACCGTTCGCAATGGTGCTGTTTATATGAGTTCTGCGATTTATAAAGGTTCGGGGGTTTTATCGGAGAAGTTAATTGAGGAACATAAAACAGATTTAAAACAAATACCTGTGGCGATTATTATTAATGATGGAACATTAATGAATAAAAGAGGTATGTCAGAGGTTAAACAGTTGACAGAAGGAGAAGCAACTTACAGCAAGTTGGCAAATGCAGACGTAGATTGTGTTAGAAAGGGAATGAACCCGATTAGATATACCGTAGATATGAGCAGAGAGACAACAAAGAATCTTAGTTCTTCCGCAGGCTCTTACTGGGATTTAGAACATAATATGAATTTGGATGAACCAACTCCAATGATTGGAACATTGTCACCCGATATGGGACATACAGAAGCGTTAAAAAATACGCTTGACAGAATTAATTCTGAAATGTACAATGAACTTGACATTCCAAATATTTCTGAGGAAACATTAGTGGGAACAATTACAAGTGGTAAATCAATCAAAGCGTTATATTATTCTTTAATGGTTCGATGCGATGAAAAGTTTAAAACATGGAAACCTGCAATAGAAAACATAATAAAATTTGTTTTGGAAATTGTTTTATTAAACAAAGATATGACAAAAACAATTTATGAGATTCCACAATTAAATGATGTTGAATATGATATTGTGATTAATGAAAAGTATGCGTTATTGGATGATGAACTGGAAGAAAAGTCCTCTGACATGGAAGAAGTGCAAAATAATTTACGTTCCGTAAAATCATATCTGAAAAAACATAGACATGAGGATTTGATAACTGACCAACAAATTGATGAAGAAATTTTACAGATTGTCTATGAAAAGAGTATGTTTGATGGAGCGATTGCAAATCCTGTTTTGGAGGATAAAACACAAGAGGATGGGGCGGACATTGAAGTAAATAAACAAGTCGAAGAAGAAGAAATAAATCAGAAATTTGAAGAATAGTTATTGACAAATAATTAAAGTATCATAAAACATACAGAGGTGATGCAGATGGTTAAGTTTAGCTTAAAGTCAGCGGAAGAAATTAGAAGAACACTAACAAAGAAACAGGAAAAACAAATATATCAACTTTATTTAGATATGTATAAGGATGTGTCTAAGAAATTAAAGAAGATAGGTAAATATAACAAATTGGAAAAAGTCCAGTTGATTATGCTAAAGCGAGAGATAGAACAACAGATAAAACAAATTGAGAAAGATTTGAAAACAGGAATAAAAAACAGTATTAGAGATACATCAAGGGTGGTGGTAGAAGACACAAGAAAATTTTTAAGTAAATGTGGATTTAAAGATATAGAGCAAGCTTTTTATTATGTCCCAGATACGATTGTAAAAAGAATTGTTTCTGGTGATGTATATAAAGGAGATTGGACGTTATCTAAAGCCATATGGGGGCATACAAGAGATTTTAATACAAAGCTTGAGAGAATCATAGCGAATGGCACAAAGTATGGTAAAAGTGCTTATGAGATTGCTAGAGATTTAGAGCAGTATGTTAACCCACAACAGGCAAAGAAAAGCAAAGCAATCAAGTTCCAGCAATATAAAAGAGATAGTAAGGGTAAATTTGTCTTAGATAAAGATGGAAACAGAATACCAGAAGGAAGACAGAAAACATTTTATTTTGGAAATGTAGATTACAATGCACAAAGGTTGACTAGAACAATGATAAGCCATGCATATCAACAAAGTTTTGAAATGGTAAATAAAAATGACCCATTTGTAAAAGGGTACATATGGCATAGTTCGGGGCAACATGGAAGAACTTGTCAGTTGTGTTTAAGTCGTGATGGGAGGTTATTTCAGAAAGATGAGTTACCATTAGACCATCCAAATGGTATGTGTACGTTTGAAGCATATATACCAGATGATATGAGTACAATAGCTGACAAAATAGGTAAATGGTATAGTTCACCTGTAGGAACATATCCAGATATAGATAAATATGCGTTAGATTTTATGGGAGAATAAAAGATGAATACAAATGTAATGTGTGATAAGTGTAGGCATAATAACGTAGTTGGAAAAGGAAATCTAAAACAGAAGAAAGTGGTTGTTTATGAGTATGGAAAAAGGGATGTTTTAAATATAATATATTTTGTTTGTTTGGAATGTAAATCAATCGTAGTCGTACAGATTGATAATGAAGAAACATTAAAAATAAAAGAATCATTATCAAGAACAATTATGCAGGCAGTAGAAACAAAAAGGGAGGGTGGTAAGGTAGGAAAGAAATTAAATTCTAAAAGAATTCGACTAACAGAATCATTAGATAAAAAGAGAGAAAAATTATTAGAAAAATATAAAAAAGAAGCGGAAAAAGTATTGACAGAAAATTAAAGAGGTGATATAATATGAGAGTAATATGTGATGGGTGTAAGAAAGAGTTTAAAATTAAACTCAAAAACAAAAAGGTGGGAGAATATAAGATAACCTATTTTAGGTGTCCAAAATGTGGAAGAGAATACACCGTAACATATGACAATAATAAAACAAAAAATTTGAGACTGAGAATTAAAACAGTCTTGGAAACACTGAATCATAATCCCGATGAAAGTGTAAGGATGAAAAAAGAAAGAGAAAGAGCTTTTCTTGTGGAAATGTTGAAACAAGAGGAAGCAAAAATAAAAGCAAATATAAAAAAGGAGAATGATGATGGAAGAAAATAAAACAAATCCAAATGAAGAAACAAATACAGAAGAAAACAAAACAGAAGTGAATACAGAGCAGAAAGAAAACAAAACCGAAACAAATAAAATTAATGTTGAGGAAACAAAGAAGCAGGGTGTAAATGAAATCTTAGCCGCCTTAGGTGTGGATAGCAAAGAAGATTTACAGACGATTGTGAGCAAATATCAGCAAGAGCAGGAAAATAAAAAGACAGACTTAGAAAAAGCAAATGATTCTAATAAAACTCTTACAAAGAGACTTGTTGAGGAAAAGGAGCGTGCTGATATTGCAGAAGCGAAATTAGCCGCTATTACATTAGGAGCAAAACCAGATTTAGTTGATGATTTAGTAATTGTTGCTAAGTCAAAGGCAACAGAAGATAAAAAGATTCTTGATGTTATCGAGGAAATTAAAAAGAGCAATAGTGGTTCTGTTTATTTTGTTTCGGAGGAAGAAAAGAAAGAGGATAAAAAAAATAGAAGAACAGTAACAAGAACAAATTCAAAAATGCAGGAGGAAAAACAGAAGGAAGAAAAAGAAGAGGGAACAGAGGGCAGTCTTGCAAAGAGATTATTTGCAAGAAAACAAACAACAAAAAATAGTTATTTTTCACATAGTTAGGAGGGTAAACAAGATGTTTAATCAAACAGGAATTAAAACAGAAAAGTATGGAAACATTACGCAAATTCTTAAAAATGTAGAATTGCAAGAATCAGTTGGAGTTGTTGTTGATGATTCAGTGGCAACGGCTGATAGTTTAGGAAGAAAGATTGTTAAGGCAGGAACACCATTAACTGGTGACCTTGATAACAGAACAACAGCGTTTACAGCGGCAAAAGCAGGTTCTTCTACTGAAAAGTCTGATGCAGTAGGAGTTCTTCTGCATGATGTGGATGTAACAATAGGGGATGCAAACGGAACACTTTTGATTTTTGGATTTGTTAATACAAACCGTATTGATACAACAACAAAAGCAAAGATTACAGAGCAGGTAAAAGAAGCATTGCCGATGATTAAATTCATCGCTTGTTAGGAGGTATAAGATGTCAATTTTTGATTTAATTATCAGTGGCGAGATTGTCGCTTATTGGGAATTATTACAACAGAATTTAGAGCCTTACATGGGGCAGGAGTTATTCCCAAACAATAAAAAGTTAGGATTAAAATTACAGTGGTTAAAAGGTGCAAAAGGGTTACCGATTGTTTTAAAACCAAGTGCTTTTGATGCATCTGCAATTCCAAGACCAAGAATCGGATTTGAGAAATTATCCGCAGAAATGCCATTTTTTAAAGAATCAAAATATGTTGATGAAGAAATGCGGCAGGAGTTAAACAAAGTCATTGAAACAGGAAACCAGAGTATTATTGATTCTATTGTTAATATGATTTTTGATGATGAAATGGAATTGTTAAAAGGTGCGGCGGCACAGAGAGAGCGTATGAGAATGATGGCTCTTACAACAGGTGCTATTGCTATGGAGGGCAACGGACAGGTTTATGAGTATGATTATGGTATGCCAGAAGACCACAAGAGTAACGTAACAAAAGTTTGGAGTGACCCTTCGGCTTCAATCCTTACAGATATTAGAACAGCAAAGGATAAGATTCTTGAGGATACAGGGGTTGAGGTAACAAGAGCAGTTACTTCGTCAACCGTTATGGGATATTTCAGAAAGAATACAGAAATTAAGAAATCAATTTTTGTTCTTACAGATGGAGAAGGTTTTTTATCAGATGCGAAAATCAAGCAGTTTATTCTTGATGAATTAAACATTGAAATTGCAATTAATGATAAGAAGTATGTTGATGAAAGCGGAGCTGTACAGAGATATGTTGATGATGATGTTTTTGTTTTATTCCCAAGTGGAAATTTAGGACAGACATGGTTTGGAACAACACCAGAGGAATCAGACCTTATGTCTTTAGCGGCTTCAAATGTTAAAATTACTGATACAGGAGTTGCGGTTACAACAATGGCGAAGGAAGACCCAGTAAACGTGGAAACAAAAGTTACACAGATTTGTTTACCAGATTTTCCAACAGCCGACCAAGTGTTTATTTACTCCGTTGACCAAGTTTAGGAAGGGGGAGTAAAAAATGTTTGTAACAATTAGAAAGCCAACAAAACTTAATATGTTAAAGGTTACCATGAAACAATATGAAAACAAATACAAAAGATTAGGCTACACGATTGTTGGTGGTAGCATGAAGACAGAGGAAGTGGAAGAGCCAGAGCAGGAAGTAGTTGAGCAGAACATTTCCGAGGAAGATTCAGAAGATATTGAATCTATTCCAATTAGCGAAATGAACAAAGAGCAACTTATGAGGTTTGCAAAGGTTCATAACATAAATACAAAGAGTGCTAAAAATGTAGCAGAAGCAAGAAGAATTATTCAGAGAGCAGTTAAAGAAGCAAAATTGTAAAAAGGTTGTGTGTTTATGGATGCACTGAAAGAGTTAAAAATGAATGTAAGGGAGAACATAATCCCTTACTTTTCTGATGAAGAATTAGTTTATTATTTAGAAAAGAACAATGGGGACGTAAGAAAGGCAAGTTATGAGTGCTTAATTTTAAAGGCAGAAACAACAGGATTAGATGTTAGCGGAGTCTCAACAAAAGATTCTTCTTCTTATTTTAAAATGTTAGCACAGAAATATGTAACACCAAATACAGGTACATTGTTATGAGAAATTTGAAATTTGAACTATATAAGATTGCAAGAGAAATAAAAATGCATGGAGAAACATATCACATAAACGAATTAGTTTGTGATGAATATGGAAAGCCAACAGGAGAACAAAAGAGTATCGTTGATGTAAGAGGACTTTTCCACACATCAAAGGGTTATGTAACAGAAAACATTTCAGACGGAACAAAAACACATTCAAAAGGTCAGCCATTGTTATTATTAAAGTATGAGGACTCAGAGCCTATACAGAATGGACATATTTTAGAGATTGGCTCAAATAGATATAAGGTTGTTGAGAAAAATAACATACAGTTATATAATATTGTGTGCGACATATCATTGGAGTTGGTTGTTAATGGTAAGAATTAAAGCAGACGAGTTGTTAAACAATTTAGCACAAGCACAAACAAAATCGCAGATTGCTATAAAAATGTTTGCAACAGAGGGAGCAAAAAAGTTTCAAAATTATGCAAAGACACACAAAAGATGGACAAATAGAACAGGTCACGCAGTACAAAGGCTAACAGGTTTTGTTGAAACAGGGAGTGACAAAACGAGAATTTATATCAGCCATGGTGTTGATTATGGTAAGTGGTTAGAGTTAGCACACGAACGTAGATATGCAATTTTACAAGAAACAGTGCAGAACGTAAGTCCAGAAATTTTAAATGGATTTACAAGGCTGTTAGGACATTTGAGGTAGAAGATGGTGAAAGAAGTATCAAAACAAATTTATGATTTATTAAAACAAAATAATTTTGATGTGTATTTTCCATCACAACACAAAGGAGAGTGCATATCAAAATATGTTGTTATAAAACATGATGGAGTATATCAGCCATTAACAGTTTCGTCTGAAAGACCAATTTACACAATTATGTGTTATGTTCCAGAGCAGAGTTATTCAGAGCTAGAAAGTTTTGTTTTGGAAGTAAAAAGAACGATGAAAAATATTTTTCCGTTAGTCATGTATGCAGGAAATGAAACACCAAGCTATTATGATGATAGTGTCAAAGGGCATATGATTAGTTTCCAATATTATGGCACAAGAAAGATTGAGAATTGGAATTTGTAAGGAGGGAAAGGCATGGCAGCAACAAAGAAAGCCGCAAATGGAATCCCAACGATAGACGTATCGCTTGTTGTCGTTAGAACAACAGCAGTTGAGATAGCAGTTGACACAGCTAATAAGATTGCAGTTGAAGCACAAACAGAGGAAAGCGATGCAATAAAATTAGTTAAGTTGGGAAAACTGATTGCACAAAAACCGGCAACAACAACAATCACAGGGCACACAATCACGTTAACAGACAATGTGTTTATCCCCGATGTTGTTAAGATTTTTCAAGGTGGAACGGTTGGAGATAGTTCAGATGGTTACCCAACATATGAGCCACCAGCCGCAGGCAGTACAGACAAAGGAGAAGTATTTGATTTAGATTGTTATTCTGCTGTTTATGATAGTTCTGGACAAATCGTTAAGTATGAATTAATTACTTACCCGAATTGTCAAGGAACACCTGTTGTTTTAAATTCAGAGGATGATGTATTTAGATTACCAGAATACACAATCAATTCAGCACCAAAGAAAGGTCAGGCACCATATAAGATTAGTTATGTGGATGAATTACCAACAGGGTTTGCAACGGCATCTGATACAGGTACAAGAAGTGCTGAACAAAATTCCCCTATTGTTATGAGCGGTAGGAGTTCAACAGAAGTTTCAAAATTAGATTAAGGGAGTAAGAGAGAATGGCAGTAGAAGTAAATAGAGAACAGTTAGCGATAACAAGTATTGAAGAATTAAAACAATATGCACAAGGCGAGGTAGTCACTTTACCACCGTTTGCACCGACACAGCCTTTTGTTGCAAAACTTAAAAGACCATCACTTTTAGCAATGGCTAAAAATGGGAAAATTCCGAACGAATTATTAGTTAAAACAAATGAATTATTTATGAATGATGGTACAGCGGTAAATGCTTCTGATGATAATATGTTAAAGGAAATCTTTTCCGTTATTGATACAATAGCAGGAGAGGTATTCGTGCAACCAACATATAAGGAAATCAAAGAAGCAGGTGTACAGTTGACAGACGAGCAAATGTTGTTTATTTTTAATTACACACAGACAGGGGTAAAGAATTTAGAAAATTTTTGTGAAGACTAGAAACGTCGAAAACGTAATTGCAATTGCAAAAGAATTTGGTTGTTTGCCAAGCGAGGTAATGTCTATTAAAGATGAATACACAGCATATTGTTTTAATGAAGCCTGCATTAATGTTTTAATGCGGATTAAAAATAAAGAGACTCCGCACTGGATAACATTAGATAATGGAAAAGAAAAAGAGAAAAGCTATACAAACTTTTCTGATTTTTACAAAGACATATAGGAGGAATAAGCATGGCTTTGAACATGGGTTCAGCGGTTGCTTTTCTTGAACTTGACACAAGCAAATTTAAAAGTGGATTTAAGTCTGCAATTAGTGATTTAAAGGTGTTTCAAGCAAGTGGAGCAACAACGGAACAAAAGTTAAAAGGTTTGAGCAGTGCATTTTCCACAGTAGGGGGAGGGTTAACAAAAGGTTTGACTCTCCCTCTTGTTGGTGTTGGGGCGGCTTCGGTTGGTGTAGCAACTAAATTTGAGAGTGCTATGTCACAGGTCGCGGCAACAATGGGAATCACGACTAAACAAATCAAAAATGGAAATAAAGATTTTGAGAACTTACAAAAGACGGCTTTGAACATGGGTGCTACAACAAAGTATACAGCCAGTGAAGCCGCAGAAGGATTAAACATATTAGCACAAGCAGGTTTGTCGGCAGATGAATCTATCAAGGCAATTCCAACGGTTTTGAGTTTGGCATCGGCAGGAGCAATGAGTCTTGATAGTGCGGCAACGTATGTAACGGCTTCTGTAAAAGGTTTCGGAGATTCAATGAATAACGCTCAAAAGTATGCTGATTTAATGGCAAAAGGAGCAACATTGGCTAATACCGATGTTAGAGGATTAGGAGAAGCCTTATCTGGTGTTTCGGCTACAGCAAACAATTATAAACAAAGTGTTGACAGCACAACATTAAGTTTGTTAAGATTAGCTGAGCAGAATATAACAGGTGGAGAAGCATCTACGATGTTAGCCAGAGCAATGGCAGATATTTATACTCCAACATCAAAGGCAAAAAAAGCATTAGATGAATTGGGAATATCCGCATATGATGGTTCTGGAAAAGCTAGAGATTTTAATGATATTGTGGATGAATTATCAAAAGCCTTTGCAGGTATGTCCGATGAAGAAGCAAACGCAACAAAGAATCAAAT